GCTGTTAGCCGACAGGGGCAAAGAGCTGTATCAAGCAGCAGTATGGGACAGTAAGCCTATCAGACAGGGTGAAGTCTTAGATATTGAGGACTTCATCGACAAAGCACTTGAACAGCCTAAGATGGGTATCAGTTTCCCTTGGGATACAGTAACAAGAGCAACGTTTGGTATCAGACCTAACACTATTCACATAGTAGGGGCAGCGCCTAAGATTGGTAAGACAGACCACCAGCACCAGTTAGTAGAGCATTTGGTTTACAGTGAGAGCCAGAACGTAGGGATGTTTGACCTTGAGAACGCACCAGCTAAGACAGCTAAGAAATTAGCAGGTAAGCATGACAGGATAGACTACTCACGACCTGATGTTAACTATGACCCTGAGATGCTAAAGCATACGTTACTATCAATGCAAGGTAAGGTAAGGTTCTATGACAGGAGTGCTAGTAGAGATTGGCAGGACATAAGGATAGCTATGGAAGAGATGCACTTGCTTGATGGCATCAATATCTTTATCCTTGACCCACTCACTGCACTGGTTAGTATGTTTACAGCAAGTGAAGCTAATGATAAACTGAATGAGATTATGACAGACATGGCAGATTTGGTAATGAAATACCCAATCACTATCTTTTGTTATAGTCACGTCAATCCTAAGCCCAAAGGTTCACGCTCACATGAGCAAGGTGGTAGAGTATTAAGCCATGAGTTCACAGGTAGTAGGGCTATGGAGAAGTGGGCACACTATGGACATGGCATAAGCAGGGATAGAAGTCCTGATTGTCCAGAAGAGAAGCACAACATCAGCGAGTTCTACATGCTGTTTGACAGAGACTTTGGACAGAGTTATAGTTGTGATGTGTACTTCGATGAGAAGACCATTACTTATTTAGAAGTATGATGTTTGGGTATAGGGGGACGTTATGGAAATGAAGAAGAAAGAATACTGGTATTGGTTTTGTGAAGCATGTGAAACTTTATGTAATCATAACAAGAGTAGTATTTGGTGCGATTGTGGATTAAAGTATAAAGATATAGACGACGCACCAGATTGGTGGGTTTTAGCTAACGTAAAAATAGAGTATTAATATGAGTTTTCAACGAGACTTAAAGAGGGGGGAAGCGATAGAGTTGGAGGTACTTGATATTATAAAAAACAAGTACCCAGATGCTTACAAGGTGGAGGGCTACTGCAAAGACTGGGATTTATATATACCTAGTATAAAGGAAGGTGTCGAGGTTAAGTATGACATTAAGTCCCAAGAGACTGGTAATATAGTGGTAGAGGTGGAGTTTAACGGCAAGCCTTCTGCCCTATCCACAACTAAAGCCTATAGGTGGGTGTTCCACACAGGGGATAAGATAATAGTAACGACACCAGAAAGGTTGCACAAACTTATTAAAGATAGTAAACTTAGGTTAGTTTCATTCGTAGGTAAGGGTGATAGGCATAGCAAAAAAGCCTATCTTATAAAGGTAGATTTGATAGTTAGCACAAGCATAAAGGTTTTGTAATGAATTACGTATTTGACATTGAAGCAAACGGACTCAACCCAGACAAGATACATTGTATGGTGGTTGATGGTAAGCAGGTACAGAAAGACTTCTTTGTCAACTTGACAGAAGATGATGTACTTATTGGGCATAACATTATACGCTATGATGTGCCAGTATTAGAGAAGTTACTAGGCATTAAGATTAAAGCCAAGCTAATCGACACACTAGCATTGAGTTGGTATCTGTTTGCTGAACGTAACAAGCACGGGTTAGCAGACTGGGGTGTTGAGTTTGGAATACCTAAACCAGTTATAGATGATTGGGACAACCTAAGCCCAGAAGAATACTTGCACAGATGTAGTGAGGATGTTAAGATTAATACTAGGTTGTGGGAGTTACAAGAGCAGCACCTAGTTGCGCTGTACGGAGAGGACTACAACAGTCTAATAGACTACCTTAGTTTTAAGATGCACTGTGCTATGCTACAAGAGCAGAACAAGTGGAAGTTAGATGTCGATAAAGCTAACAGCTTATTAGTAGAACTTACTGAGAAGCAGTCTAAGGCTGTTAAATCCCTTGAAGCTACTATGCCACCGGTACAAGTGTTTAAGGACGTTACACGACCACAGAAGCCTTTTAAACAGGATGGTACACTATCAGAAGTGGGTAAGAGATGGTCTAAGGTGTGTGCAGAGCATGATATTAACTTTAACAGTTATGCCAAGCATAAAATACCTAATGGTTTTAAAGAACCAAAGGCTACTTCACCAGTGCAGATTAAAGATTGGTTATTTAGTTTAGGTTGGAAGCCACAGACCTACAAGTATGTAGAAGATGGCTATGATTTACAGGGTAAACAGAAACAACGTAAGATACCACAAGTAAAGAAAGGCGACATGTTATGCCCTAGCGTTATTAGAATGGTAGAGAAACATCCAGAGTTAAAGAACTTAGAAGAACTTGGGGTGTTAGGTCACAGGGTAGCATTGGTGTCCGGGTTGATTAAGAACTGTGACGAGGATGGTTACGTGATAGCTGCTATACAAGGTCTTACGAACACGCTAAGGTTTAAGCACGCAGTATGTGTGAACATTCCTAGCCCACGTATGCCGTATGGTAGTGAGATACGTAGTCTACTAACTATAAGAGAGGGTAGAGAGTTATGTGGTAGTGACATGAGTAGCTTAGAAGATAGGACTAAACAGCATTACATGATGCCTATTGACCCTGACTATGTAGAGGAGATGAACAAAGAGGGGTTCGACCCACACTTGGATATTGCAGTCGAGGCTAAGTTCTTAACACAAGAACAGGCTGATGCTTACAAGGCTAAAGACTTTAGTAAGTTCGATGAGGCTATGCTATCTGCACAAAGACACAAGGGTAAGACTACTAACTACGCTAGTACGTATGGTGCAGGTGCACAGACTATTGCCAGAGGGGCAGAGGCTACTCTTAAAGAGGGGGAGGCATTACACAAAGCATACTGGAATAGGAACTGGAGTCTAAAGGCTATAGCAGAGGAACAGACCACTAAGAATGTAAATGGTAAACTATGGCTACTTAACCCAGTCAGTGGTTTATACTATGAACTACGAAGCAAGAAGGATATTTTTAGTACGCTTAATCAAGGTACTGGCACTTACTGTTTCGATATGTGGGTTATGGAGATATTAAAAAGAACTAAGACTTTGTTAGCACAGTTTCACGATGAGGTTATTCTTGATGTACCTTGCGCATATCGAGAGGGTATTACTAAACTGTTAAAAGATTGTGTAAAGGGGGTGAATAAAAAACTTAATCTAAACAGGGGGTTAGATGTAGATGTAGATTTTGGTAAAACTTATGCAGAGATACATTGACAATGTACAAAAGAGTATGAGACAATTACAACTGTTATTCCAACAATAGAGGACAAAATAACAAATGGCTATTAAAAGACGTGGCGAACAACAAACAACTGAGCGTAGTGATATTGAGTATGTAAACCTAGAAGCAGGTGAGCATGAAGGTAGACTACGATACGTGGCAGACTTAGGTATGCAGAAGCGTGAGTACATGGGTGAGGAGAAACCACCAGCACAACAACTGGCTTTAGGTATTGAGATTATCGGACAGACTGTAGAGATTGATGGTAAAGAACAACCTAGACTGTTGTGGACATCTGGCTTTAACGTGTTTCATGAGTTGACTGAGCGTGGTAAAGAGCTTCAATACTTCAAGGTATTCGACCAAGCAGCAGTAGAAGGTGTGGAGGCTGATTGGGACAGTATGATTAACGAACCTTGTAACGTAGTGGTTATTCATACCAAAGGTAAGGGTGATAACTCAGGTCGTACATACGATAACATTGACTCACTAACACCAATCCCCGCTAAGTATAAGGGTGGCGTAGAAGCTGGACTTATTAAAGATGGCTGTACTGGTGATGCAGATGATATGGATAACCCAGCACAAGCTAACATGTTTGGCTTACCACTATACATTCATGGTAACCGAATCGACGTACCAGAGCCGCTAGAAGAACTTATTGGTACAGAAGAAGATATCCCATTTTAAAGGAGGCAAATATGAAATTATTATTAACAACTTTGTTAGTCACGGCAACATTTACTGCAACTGCTGGGGGTTATGACCCAACAGGACGTAGCTTTAGTGACTCTAATGCAGTATCTAGCTCGAACAGTTATTCGACTAACACTAACGTCACTTCTCCTACAACTAACTCAAGCTCTGACAACGAAGTTTTGAATGGGGCAGACTTATCTTCAAAACAAAAGAACAAGCAGAGTACAATTGTTAGTGTAGGTGGAGATGGAGCTGCCTATATGCCAGCATCTACAGCCACCGCACCTAGTATTAATCCTACTGCTACTTGTATGGGTTCTTCAACAGCTGGTGGTCAGGGTATGACTATCGGACTTAGTATGGGGTCATCTTGGGAGAGTGAGAACTGTATGTATTTAGAGACAGCACGTAGCTTTGAGCAAGCGGGTTATAAAGAAGATGCCCTAGCAATTCGTTGTCAGTCTGAGTATGCAGCCTCGGCACCATCTTGTAAGGCTTTAAACCGGACAGGTGGCGACCCATACAAAGCAGAATACTGGACTGACTAGTGGAACTGCTAATTGATGGCGATGTTATTGTATATCGTATAGGGTTTGCAACACAGAGGAAGGATGACGATGGGGACATTGTACCAGAGCCTCTGCCCTATGCTTTACACAGTACCAAAAGGTTTATCAATGGTATGATTAAG